CGTAATCACGTTTCACGGATCGCGGAGCACGATAACTGTTTAGTAATTTATGATCCACCTTATGATGAGTGGGATCAAGTAATCAATGTTGAGGCTACATCTAAAATAGCTTTTACATCACCACAACGACGACATGAAACAGAAAATATTTTAGGGAAACCACGAAACGAAATCGTTTGGTTTTTCAAAGATGGTAGATGGGTCAGTAAAAACTTACCGCGGATCACGCACAACTATATTTTTATTTACGGAAAAACAAGTGACGCAGCCGTGGGGCCTGATCAAGAAATAAAGACAATGAAAAAAGGTTACACCTCTATTGGTAAAGATAATTTAGGTCCACGAATATTTACAACCAAACCACGTAAACATTTAAACAGCGTGTTAGAATATCCGCGTAACATGAAGAGCGGATCGTGGGGCAAGCCAATTGGTTTATTAAAAAATGTAATTGAATGGATTGATCCTGACATCGTTTTTGATTTGTATATGGGCACAGGCTCCGCAGGAAAAGCATGTTTAGATCTGAATAAATCCTACGTAGGAATTGAAAAAAATAGCGATGTATTCGAAAAAACGAAGGCTCATTTTAGCCCAGAAAACCGCCAATAATCGGATAAATGTTTTATTTTATAATAAAATATTATATAAGTAAGACATAACAAACATACAGGAGAAAGTTATGAAAAAACTAAAACAAAAAATAAATAAAATCTTAGTTAACTTTTTAAATGATCAACACGCTAAAAGAGTTAAAAGCGGTGAAGAAGAAATTGTTTCTTCTTTTGAGAATGACAAGTTCTCTATCGTAGTTAAGACTGTTAAAGAAAAAGTTCACCCTACTGATCCTGACAGATTTGATTGGGATCTAATCGGTGACTACGATGCAGTGTGGTATTACAAAGGAACTAAAAATAAAGTTTCTGAAAATGATTTTAATGCTTGGTTAGATGAGCATGTTTTAATGGATGTAGAGCCAAGTAAACTTTGGTGGGATCATAACAAAGATGAACAATTTGTTGTCACTGATGATGGTCAAAATGTTTTTATACATCTTTATGGTTCTGCAAGAGAATTGTATGATTTTGATTCTGACTTTTATACAGATTCTTTTTATTGCGCTTTAAACAAATGTCTTGAGGATGCAGGAATTGAGTTCGATCCTTATAGCCGTTCAACTTTACAAGTGGTGGCTCAATAGAGCCACCTTAGAGAGGAGAAAGAAATGTACGGAAACAATCATTTTGAAGACACACCACAAACTGTTTTAAAAACAGTGTCTAATCATCGTGGTAATCCTAATACTAAAATTCGTTGGGATGTTGAATTATCTTCAGGAGAGAACGCGCAAGAAAATTATTTCACGTTGCGCGTTTCAATTATTATTAATGAAAAAATTGTGCCTAGTCTTTTTGGGTTACATGTTCAAAATCTTTCTAAAGATTTTGATAAAGCAGTTGCTAAAGCAAAAGAATTCGTGCAGGAGGGTGATCTTTTCACTTGGGAGCACGGTCAATCACAATCTATTAATCGTGGTTCTACTTTTCGTTTTGGCAAATACATCGGTCAATCTTTTGTTGATGTAGCGAATGATGATCCTAGCTACTTTTTATATATTCGTAGTTGGGCTAAAAAATCTTTACTTGATAGCAAGCGCCTGCAAGTTAATAAGCAAGCATTATTAGATGATGTAGAAGCAAATAAAATTGCGGACGATGTTTTTCAAGCAAAACAAAAACAAGACATTGAGAACAAAGAAAAAAGAGCTACTGAGGCACAAAAATCTAATTATGTAGGTAGTGTTGATGAGGCTATTGATATTGAGGCTACTGTTCTTCATGTTAAAGTAGGGGAGTCTGAGTATGGTTTTTGGACTAAAACTAAATTAGTAGATAAAGACGGTAATATTTTTATTTACTGGAATGAAATTTTTGGTTCTGCCACTCTTCTTAATGTTATTTCAGATGAAAGACCTTCAGTGATGGATCATCATGGTGAAATATTTTGTGCTAATGCAGGAGATAAAGTTAAATTTAGAGCAACTGTAAAAGAACACTTTGAAGATAAATTTTATTTTGGTGCAAAGACTACTAAAATTAACCGTGCTCGTAAGTTAGAAATTGTTGAATTAACTTTTGTAGGCGGCGCAAGAAAACATGCTAACTTATATGGTGGGCTTAATTATCTTAAAGAAAAGTACACTAATGTTAGAGTTATTAATGCAAAAACTAAAAAGGAGATCTCATACAGAGATCTCCCTAACCCTGATAAAGGAGAAAGAAAATGAAAATACATAAAATACAAAATCAATATGTTACTGGGGTTCAACGATTGAATAATTCAGTCAACGGTAACCCTAAATATAAGTTTCTGTTCGAGGGCGGTGGTGTAGCAACCACTCCCTCTGATGCAGGATGGGTGTATGCTTTTAGTCAGCATACATTTTTTCAAAAGTGGGTGGACATTACTTATCATGTCACCAAGTCAGGAAAAGCAATTCTGGACTCAATAACTTTAAATAAGGAGGATCAATAATGGCTGTTGGAAAAAAAATAGTTGATAAGTGTGTGAACTGTTCTGGGAATTTTAGAAAATCTTCCAAAACACATTTTGGTGAAAAAGAACCTTATAAAGGTAATATGATTTGCTACAAAACAAGTGAGAACAAACATTATAAGTCAATAGGTGGTCCATATGACCCTGTTACATATGGGGATTATACGCATTCCACTTATAGTTACGTTCTTTGGGACGGTGAAACATATAGAACCACTGCTGGTTCAATGTATTTTTGCAGCGGTAAATGTGAAAAAGAATTTGGATCAGACTGCGCAAGAGCTAACGTTAGGCGTATCGGCGGAACGTTAGTCAGGTTTAATAAAGGAGATAGGAGGGCTTCATGAATAAATTTTTTAATTTTTTTAGGAAGAAGAAAAGAAAAATTGATTTAATTAAATTTCACCTCCTAACCAATCAACACGTTGGCGTGATTGGTTGGTTAGCAAATGATCGTAAAACATTTGTAAAAGGAGAGGATCGTTGGAAAAGGGAAGGAGAATTAAAAAGATAATGGCACTGTTTGACGAATTTCATACATGCGTGGAATGCAATCGAAAGTATCATCAGTGGTTGATGATGGCTATTAAAAACAGATATCCTGATCACTTATGCATCAGGTGTTTTAACTTTAAGGATGAAAATGAAAAAGAAAGAGAAAAAATCAACACATTACAATCAAATGATCACAGCCAAGACAAGAAAGTTGCTTGATCAAATGTGTAAGAAAACAAAACTATCAAGACCTATGCAATTAGAAAAAATTGTAGAAGAAGCTACAATTACTAATCCATAAAAAACTTTGGGTCTTCCTTTACAGGTCCTAGAATTTTTCTTAGGGCCTGTAATCCTTCCGATAATACCTGCTCCCACTCCTCTTTTTTCAATACTTTATTAAACTGAGGATTGTAGAATTTAAGAGATACCTCGCCACATTTTGGACACTGAGATATTTTTCGCACAGGACTATTAGGTAAAAACATAACCTTTGCCTTTTTTTATATTTAGGCGAATTATAGGCAATTTTTTCCAAGCGAGCAACCTAATTTTATAAGGAGGAAATCGTGAATACTCGCTTGGAACTCTAAAAGGGCGGTTCTCCCTTAAACTTTACAACTGGTTTACTCTGGATAAATTTTGTAGTTTTTGAACGACTCTGGATCAAGCGGTGGTCCGTAGTAGAAGGATGTTGTTTCATCCGAAACCCCGTCACTCCACGTTTGGTGGTAGTGCTTACTTTCATCGAGTTCCCCTTGTGAGTCACAAACCTTACACTGTTCAACTGATTCATTCGCCTCCCAATTAAGTTTAACATATCCATTTCCTTTACAGTTATGACAAATCATTTTAAATTTCTAGCGCGCCACTCAATGGTGCGCTGTTCCAATAATCTTGTTTCCAATTCTTCTAATTTAATTTCATACACTCTTTGTGTGATGCGTTTACCAATTAAAAATCCTAATATAAAAACTGACGCGATAGCCAGCAAATGCCAAAATGTAAACATGATCCCCCCTATATTAACCATTTACGAATGTCCTCTGCTAACACCGATGTAGCTAGATTAATTTTGTTTCGCAGTGAATAAATAATTTTTTCATCAACCGTTCCTTCAGAAACTAAATCAATGTACGTTACTTTATCTTCTGTACCGATACGATGATTACGTGCCTCTGCTTGCTCACGTATTTCTAAATCATAATTGTTTGAATAAAAAACAGCAAGACTAGCTGCAGTTAACGTAATACCTCTACCACCTGTCATAGGTTGACCAATAAAGTATTGTGTCTCAGGATCTTCCTGAAAACGTCGTATGTTCTCTTGTCTATCTTTTTGTGGAGTGTCTCCATAATATGTGACCACGGAGCGCGGACCATATTTTTTTAATAATGTTTTTTCAATCTCTTGAATGTCGTGACGATAATTCGCCCAGATGATCGCTTTATCACCATGCTCTTCTAGAATAGCACATAGTTCTTTAACGCGGTTATTTGGTAAGGATAATATTTTACCATCATCCGTTGCCATATGACCACACACTATTTGATGGAGTCTAATCATCTGAGCGAGCACTGACGTAGTTGTCAATGTTTCTTGCTTGAGTTGCACTAAAGCAGTGCGTTTCATTTGCATGTACGCATCAAGCTGTTCCGTTGTCATGGGAACAATTCTTTTCATCCACACTTGATCAGGTAAATCAAGCGCCTCTTTTTTTAAAACACGATATGAAAATTGTCGTAACTTATAATTTAATTCATCTAAATTTTTATATCCAACAACTTTATTAAAAGATCTACCGCCAAAAGATAATCGTTGCATTTGACAGTACCGAGCACGGAACGTGTACAACGAACTAAAGCCAAGTAATTCATGATCTAAAAAATTACATTGCGCATATAAATCTTCAGGAGATTTTGTAATAGGAGATCCTGTCATGATAACACGATAACGCGCTAAGTTACCAAGCTTTGTAATAGCTTTCGTACGTTGCGCGCTTGGGTTTTTAATGATCGTGCTTTCATCAACCGCCATCAAAGCTTGACGTGTCATCAGAAATCTATCCGCAAATTTTCTGCCTCTCTCTGTGGTAAAAGCATCAACATTCATGATAAGAATATTTAAATGTACTTTTGCTGGTTCCGTAATAAATAAACTTTGTAATTCTTCTTCATGCTTTTTTGTTTTTTGTCCTGTCCATACAACAACGTTGCGATCCACATGTTCTGGCATGTGTGTCTCTATTTCTTTGACCCACGTTCCTTTAACACCGTTAGGACAAATAACTAACAATCCATAAATATATCCGTTGTCATAAAGAAAAGAAGCCCCATCAATTAAGACTTTTGTTTTTCCACAACCCATTTCCATTAACAAGGCAAACTCCTTTTTCTGCACAGAAAAATGATTTAACATGGCGCCTAACGCAGCTAACTGATGCTTATAAGGCGTTGTTTTAAAACTATATTTGTACTTAGGCATAACTTTCTTTGTTATAAAATTTTTGAATCTTAACATTTTTCTTGTACAATTAAAATAAAAATAATATAGAGTGATCAAGAAAGATGAAAGATATGGAAAACAAAGGAAATGTATACGTAATTCAAGAGGTTTCAAAGTTTAATGTAATCTCTGCTCAAGAATTTGGTAAGTTAGTTCCTATTTTTGAGGAGGGAAAACAAATTATGTTATCACCTGGACCTGCAATACGTAAGGCTAAAAATATTTTAAAAGATTTTAACGATAAAGATTATTTATTATTAATTGGTGATCCATCAATGATAGGTCTTTGTTGCACAATTGCTGCAGATGTAAATCGCGGCAGATACAAACTTTTAAAATATGATCGTCACACACATTCATATTTTCCTATACCGATAGACATACATGAAAGGAATAGCTATGACAGAGAAAGTTGATTTTGAAAATTTTTTACCTGAAGAGGAAACAAAAGTAGAAATATCTGAGGTTAAAGATGTTTCGGAGGCATCCAATAGATTTTTACAAATTGAAAGTGAAATTCTTGCATTAGAAAATGAAGTAAAAAGAAAAAAAGCAGAACTCCAACAAATGAATGACTCAATTGTACAGTTGATGGAACAACGTGGAGTTAAAGAGATTAAACTGACAAGTGGTGATGCAATTAGTTATAAGCCATTTTACAAAGCATCTATTACAAAAGACAATGAAACAGAAGCCTTTGCTTGGTTAGAAAAAAATAATCATTCAGAGCTCATTAAAAACATTGTGTCAGTAAGGTTTGGTAAAGGAGAAAATGAAACTGCCAATCAATTAATTAATGATTTGGAACAAAGTGGATTAGCTCCTGACCAAAAACGCAAGGTCGAGCCTATGACCTTGAACGCCTTTGTTGGCGAACAAATAAATAAAGGTAGCGATTTACCTTTAGAAACTTTTAAAGTTTTTATGGGTAATAAAGTGAAAATTAAACGAGGGAAATAACAATGAACGATGTAACGAAAAAAAAGAAAAGTGAAGTATCAACTAATGTTGTAGACTTTTCAAGCCACGTTGGTGTTGGTTTTGAAAACGTTGGTGCGCAGGAAATGGCAATTCCATTTTTAAAAATTGCTAGCTCTCAAACACCAGAGATTAAAAAATCAAATGCTAAGTTTGTAGAAGGACTTGAGCAAGGAGATATTTTTAATTCTGTTACAAAAGATTTTTACAAAAGCATACTTGTAGTACCATGTGCTTTCAGAGTGCGTGGTGTAGAGTGGTCTCCTTTAGGTGAAGGAACTGGTGCACCTGTAAAAATTTATAAGCCTGAAGACATGCCTGCTTTAACACGTGGCGCGGATGGGGAAGATCATTACATGATCAATGGAGCTTTATCTCCTACCTATATAGTTTTGACGGCTGAATATTTTGTTTTACGATTAAATGAAGACGGATCATTTGAGAGATGTCAGATTATAATGCAAAAAACACAATATAAAAAATCCCGATATTGGAACACAATGATGATGAATCAAAAAATGAAATCCAAAGACGGGTCACTAAGAACATTACCTATGTTTGCTAATGTATACAAAATGGAAGGTGTACAAGAAGCCAACAAGAAAAATGATTGGTGGGGATGGAAAATCACCTTGGCTAAATCAGTTAACGATACGCCTAACCCGTCCTACATAGTGGAGGAGGCTAAACATTTTCATGAGCTTGTGACATCAGGGTCTATTGATCCTGCTCCAGAGGCTAATAATGATAATGACGGCGAGGAGATGAAAGACGTAACACCATCAATTGATGGTAACGTTTTAGGATCTTAGTCACCTTATATATTTAGGTTAGGGACCTTTTTAGGTCCCTAGTTATTTTATTATTATTTATGAAAGTAGAAAAGTTTAAAAATATATTTGAAGGTCTTGATAGAGCTCATGGCTTTTATGAATATACTCAAACAAAAACCAATGGTAAGCGTGATGGACGCATGCGCACAGTGCATGAACAGCCTACTTTGCAAATGTTTCAAGATCATCTCGAAGGAAAAGATCGTGCTTTAGGTATAATTCCCATTCGAGACGATGCAACTTGTACGTGGGGCTGTATTGATATTGACGAGTACCCTTTGGATCATAAAAAAATATTATTACAAGTACGAAAACACAAACTACCATTAATAATGTGCGCCTCCAAATCTTTTGGTGCTCACTTATTTTTATTTTCAAAAACTCCACAACCTGCTTCTTTATTTGATCAAAAATTAAAAGAAATACGCGCGCATCTTGGCTATGCAAAAGCAGAGGTATTTCCAAAACAAACTAAACTCGCGGATGAGCAAGACACTGGATCGTGGCTGAACTTACCTTATCACGGCGACACACGGTACGCGTTTCTTGATAATGGTGAAGGTGCTACACTTGACGAGTTCTTTGATCTTTATGATAAATTCGTTTGTGATGATATCAGTAATATAGCAATACAAGTAGAAGACAAAGGCATGGCTGATGGTCCTCCATGTTTAGAAATATTAACGGATCAAGGTTATCCTGAAGGCACAAGAAATAATGGTTTATTTAATGTGGGAGTTTTTTATCGCAAGTCTAATCCAGATGATTGGAAAAGTTTATTAGAAAAATACAATAGAGATTATATGGACCCTCCTTTAAATTCAGGTGAGGTTACTATCATCATGAAACAAGTTGGCTCAGACAAAGCGGATGGTTCAATGAAATATATTTATAAATGTAATGATCAGCCCATCGCTAGTGTGTGTCAAAAAGCAAAATGTAAATTAAGAAAATTTGGAGTTGGTACATCAGGTAATGATCATCCTGTTTATGCAAACTTGCGTGTCACGGATCGCGAACCACGTATTTGGTATCTTGATATAGACTCCAATCCTATTGAAACACAAATACAAGATGAAATAGAATACCATCATCGTTTACGTAAATTAGTTAAAAGAAAATTATTACGTTACATCCCAATGATGAAACAAGCAGATTGGGAAGAGATACAAGCAGGATTATTTGAAACTATTACTACTATCAATATGCCTGAAGATGTATCAAAAATAGGTGAATTCAAAGATTATTTATTTGAGTTTTGTACAGGTAGAGGCGATTCATTTGATATTGATGAATTAGATATGGAAAAACCATACACTGATCCCAATGAAGAAAAAACATACTTACGTTTACGTGATTTATGTAAGTGGTTAGAGAACACTAAAAACTTTAAAGAGTCTAGACCGTGGATCGTGCAACGATTAAAAGACTTGGAAGGTGAGGATGTTATTGTTTATCCAAAAGGAGTACAAACAAGAGCATGGAAAATTCCTGCTTTTACTGCTCCAAAGAAAATGGAAAAGATGCCTGATTTAAAATCAGAAGACAAACCTGATAAAGAAGTTTTAGGCGGAACTGAAGATGAGGTGATACCGTTTTGATAAATATAATTTTAGGACCGCCAGGCACAGGTAAGACAACAGAGTTATTAAATATTTGTCAGCAGAAAAAAGAAAAAGGAATTCCTTGGGAACGAATAGGTTTCTTTTCTTTTTCAAAGAAAGCAGCTTATGAAGCAAAAGATAGAGCTCGTTTTAAATTTCAAGCAAGTAGAGATCAGTTAATTCATTTTAGAACATTACATAGTTTTGCTTTTAGACATTTAGATGTGAATGAAGATAATCTAATGAAACAAAAACACTGGAAAGAATTATCATCAAAAATAGGTTTTAATTTAGTTTTTAATGATAATGATGATTCGGTGTACACGAATTCTAATCATCAGTTTATAAATTTGATTAATAAAGCACGTTTAAAAGACGTTAGTTTAGAAGAAGAGGTTAGGCTTCATCCTGATCCCATTAACATGGTTAAGCTAGATTATTTAAACAAAGTTATTAATGAATATAAAAAAGTTAATGAGCTTTATGATTATACGGATATGATTGTTGATTACACAAATGACACAGTTTCGACACAGTTTGATGTGCTCTTTATTGACGAAGCTCAGGACATGCCTCGCGTTCAATATAATATGGTAGATAAACTTATTGCTAATAGTAAAGAGGTTTATATTGCAGGTGATGATGATCAAGCTATCTTTCGTTGGTCGGGAGCAGATGTTGATAAATTTATTTCTCTAACAGGTAATGTAAAAGTATTAGATAGATCTTATCGTTGTCCTCAACGTGTTTTTAGATTAGCAAATAATATCATTACAAAAATTAGAAATAGGCGTCCAAAAACATGGGAACCAAAAGAAGATGCAGGAACAGTAAGGCGAGTAGCACATTTACGTCACATAGATTTAAGTAAAGGCAATTGGTTAATTTTAGGAAGAACTAAAAAAATAAGAAATGAAATGATTGAAGAGATACTTTTAGAGCAAGGGTATTGGTATGGAAGAGGCGAACATAGACCAGTGTCTACGACTGTTTTGGGGGCTATAGATGTATGGAAAAAATTGAAGCTAGGGCATGCGGTCAATCTTACTGAGGTTAAAACTTTATATAACAAAATTAAAACTAAAGTTGGTGTTGCACACGGACATAAAAAAATGAAAGTAGAAGACGACAGTCAAATGTTTACACTACAAAACTTAAAAGATAATCATGGTTTACTTGTCGATGGAGAATGGTGGGAGGTACTTAGTTCATTAACACCATTTGAAATAACTTATTTACGGCGGCTTGAAAAAATAGGTGAAGACATATCTGCAGAACCGCGTATACGTGTTTCTACAATTCATCAAGCAAAAGGCGGAGAGTGTGAAAACGTTATTGTATTATTAGATTTAGGTAAGATTGTTTACAAATCATATCTTAAAAATCCTGATGATGAACATCGCGTTTTTTATGTTGCTGTCACAAGAGCTAAAGAAAATTTGTATATTGTTGAGGCTCAAAAACAACAAGGTTACCGTATGTTTGGTGACGAAAGGATAGAGGAATGATTTTTGAAAAAATTTTAGATCAGGCAAAGAAACTGATCGGCGGAGCACGTAACACGGATTATGGGGATCGCCTCACTAATCATCAAAACATTGCAGATTTATGGTCAGTTTTTTTACAGAAAAAAATAACAGCTCATGATGTAGCAATTTGTATGGCTCTAGTAAAAGTAGCAAGATTAATTCATAGTCATAAATCAGATAACTATGTTGATTTAGCGGCGTATAGTGCCATAGCAGGAGAAATATCTAAACGAACGGAGGACAAAGATGCAAACTAATTTTGGATTCACAAAGTCAGAATGGATACCTCCTCATGAACTCCCTGATATCTTTGATGCAAAGGTTATTGCTTTTGATTTAGAAACATATGATCCACAATTAAAAACTAGAGGACCAGGTTGGCCTACTAAAAATGGTCATATAATTGGTGTGGCAGTAGCAGTTGATGGGTGGAAGGGTTATTACCCTATTCGTCATGAAAATGGTTTTAACTGGGATGCTAGGCGTGTTTTAACATGGATGAAAAAGTTAATGCAAACAGATGCTATTAAAGTAGCTCACAACGCTAACTATGATTTAGGTTGGCTTTATGCAGAAGGAATAGAGGTTAAAGGACCTATAGTTGATACTATGATTATGGCACCTATTATTAATGAAAATAAATTTTCTTATGCATTAAGTGCGGTTGGTAAAGATATGTTGGGTGAAATAAAAGATGAAACTCTTTTAAAACAAGCCGCAACAGAGTTTGGGATTGATCCTAAAAATGAAATGTACAAACTACCTGCTATCTTTGTTGGAGATTATGCAGAGCAGGATGCAGACTTAACTTTACGACTATATCACCATATGCGACCTATCATCGAAAAAGAGAGTTTAAAGTCAGTGTACAAATTAGAGATGGCATTGATTCCAATAATATTTGAAATGACTAAAAGAGGAGTAAGAGTAGATGTTGAAAAAGCAAGACGTTATAAAAAAAGTTTTAAGAATACAGAAAAGAAGATACTGGATGAGATACGTTCAGATACGGGTATTGCAGTTGATGTTTGGGCTGCGGCTAGTGTTGCAAAAGTTTTTGATAAACTTAAAATAGATTATCCGCGAACAGAAAAAACACAATCACCTAGTTTTACGAAAGATTTTTTATTACATCATACACATCCAATTGCTAAAAAAATACAGAGCGCTAGAGAATTTAATAAAGTACAATCAACTTTTATTGATACTATTTTAAAGCATGGTGAAACAGGACGCATTCATGCAAGCATTCATCAAATGCGTGATGGTAATTCAGGAACGGTTTCAGGAAGATTTAGTTATTCCAATCCAAATTTACAACAATTGCCTTCCCGTAATAAAGAAATTAAAAAACAAATTCGTGGACTGTTTTTACCTGAAGAGGGAGAGACTTGGGGCTCTTTTGATTATAGTCAGCAAGAGCCACGGATCGCGTCACACTTTGCTTTTAGTCTTGGTTGTGAAGGATCTAAAGATGTTGTGGAAGAATATCAAAAAAATCCTGATGCAGATTTCCATAGTATTGTAGCAAACATAGCAAATATCGAAAGAGATCAGGCAAAAACAATAAATTTAGGATTGTTTTATGGGATGGGCGTTAACAAACTTTCCAATGAATTGCAAGTAAACGTTGATGTTGCAAAAGAAATTTTAAAGGAGTACAATTTGAAGGTACCTTTTGTTAAGGAATTAACTCAAAGGGTACAAAACTTCGCCAATCGTGAGGGTTACGTCTCAACAATCAAAGGTAGAAAATGTAGATTTGAACTGTGGGAACCAACCACGTTTGGCGTGTTTAAAGCGCTACCTAAAGATCAAGCAGAAATAAAATATGGCAAGCATCATATTTTACAAAGAGCAGGTACTTACAAAGCATTAAACAGATTAATACAAGGATCAGCCGCGGATCAAACTAAACAAGCGATGGTAACTTTATTTGAAGAAGGTTTAGTTCCTTTAATACAAATTCATGATGAGTTAACTTTAAGTTTTGATGGAACGGAAGAAACAAAAAATAAAATAATTTCTACAATGACAAATGCAATTCCATTTCCTGAAAAATTTTCTGTTCCAAGTAAAGTTGATTGTGATTTAGGAAAATCATGGGGAGACGCGACCTAAGATTTTTGGCTGTTTTCTGCGGTAAAATAGATATGTCTTGCATATAATATTATATTATATAGTATAGTTTTATAATTTTTAGAAAGAAGGAATTATGATTTATACTAAACAAGACTTACTTAAAATAATTGGCACAGAATTTTTCTCTGCAATTTTTACTAAGAAAAATGGCGAAGAGAGAAAGATACTTGCTAAACTACATGTAAAAGATCAAAAGTTTTTTGCAGGTGGTGAATTACTCGGTAACAGAAATCATTTATTAGAATGTATTGATGTTAATGTTCTTAAAAAAGTTGATGATCCAAAAAAAGCTTGGAGATCAATTCAGTTAAACGATCTTATTAGCCTTAAAATAAAAGGTGTTGAATATGTTAAGAAAGGAGAAAAGCATGCACAAGCCGCTTAAAGTTATTGAACCAGTACAAATGGAATTTGATTTTAAAGTTCCATTTACTTTTAAAGATAGCATCGCTAAAATATCTAGAAAAAATCCAATGAGAGGATCTGTTTTACAAAGTCTATTAGGCGATGTTTGTCAAAACAAAAAAGTTTTCTTTGGTGATTGGGTATTAGATGCTCAAGAAGAAGAACAAGAAGAACAGGAGGATATTTAAATGCATCCAGAAATAAAAGAAGAAATAAAATCTTTAAAAGAATCTATAGCTCACTATGAAAGTGAGCTAAAGAAACCTGTTTGGAATTATATATTTGATGATGAAGATAGTCACACAAGAGCTAGAAGAATTATCAAAGTTAAAAAAGAACAGTTAACAAAACTAGAAAGTTGGTATCAATGAGCATTAAAACTATTAAAGTCATTCCTAATCCTGATGACGAGATTTTGGAAATACCAAAATTTTTACGTGACCTTGCTGAGAGGGATAAAAAAGAAGGCAGGCAAGGTAAAGGTTTAAATTCTATTTCTGAGGCACCCAAGATTGTGGTGCCTTCACTACCTATGTCACCTCGACAAGAAAAGAAAAAGCGTCAACAAGAGTTGATGTCTTTTCTTGCTAGTCTAGTTGATACTGGATTAAAGAAAAAACCACTTATTGCTAAGATGAGAGAAAAGTTTCCTAAGCTTAGTTCTTCTCAGATTTGTCGATTTGTGAATAATCAGTTGAAATTAAAAGTAATTGCAATTGATACTAAATATAAAACTAAACCTGTTGTTATCAAAGGTAAATACTGGAGGGTAT